ACTAATGTTCATGCCATTATTGAGAAATACTTAAACAATGAAGAGGATTATGCCGATGGATATTTACCGAACATCATTGGAAACTTTAAAGATGTCCAACCTATTCTTGATAGCAAGATCGGTAGGATCTGTGCTCAAGAAGTACCTTTATATTCTAACCACCTACGGGTCGCTGGTAGAGTGGATTGTGTGGGCGAGTTTGATGGTACTCTTTCTATTATAGACTTTAAGACAAGTCGTAAGTTAAAAAAGAAAGAATGGATTGATGGGTATTTCATACAAGCTGCAGCTTATGCAATTATGTATGAAGAACGAACTGGTACACCGATAACGCAATTAGTAATTCTAATTGCAGTCGATAACGAATCACCACAGGTCTTTATTGAACACAGAGACAATTGGACCAAGAAACTTTTGGAGACTATTAAAGAGTATGAAACGCGAAAGCTCTTTGGCCGATAGAGCAAAACGGTCCCTCGACATTTGTTGTCAAACACTTTGTGATAAGGAATTAGTTGAGGAATATATTAAGCAACTTGAAGTTGAGGTTGCTCACTTAAGACAAGATAACGAAAACTTAGAGGCTAAAAATAAAATTATTAGGGATTATTAGCAATGGATCAACTCAGCAAGAAGGTAAAAAAAATGGAATTAGGTAACCCGATTATAACAACTATAGTGGGACTCGTAGTGTTCTATATAGGACTAAAAATGTTTTCTGGTGGAATGAAGTCAATGGGCAATATGGATCATTTGGCTTGGTTTACTGGTAACTATATCTATATGTTTCTAGGTGGCATTGTTATGACACTATTGTGGCAGTCGTCTAGTCTATCAACGACTGCTATTATTGCTCTTGTAGCATCGGGAGCTGTACCACTTCCAGCGGCCATTGCTGCAGTACTTGGAGCAAACATTGGAACGACCGGCACCATTTGGATAGCCGGTCTTTTAGTATCTGATGGTATGCCTAAAGGTGATACACTAAGAATTGCAATTGCTCATAGTGGAGTAAACCTCTTTATGGCTGCAACTCTTTTACCTTTCGTACATCATATTGCTAGATTCTTAGGGAGATTCTAAAAAAAATCAAATTAATTTCAACTTTTTATCTAACGTTTTCAATGGGTTAATAATTATTTTGTTAACCCATTGTTTTTACAATAAATAAAAGTGCATTTTTTCCTTTACAAAGCCATTTTTTTATGATATAATATACTTATAAAATGATAAAAGGAAGGAAACCATATCATGAAAAACTTAAAAGCTCTTATTAAATCTTACAAAAACGAAGCTAAATCTGATTGGGCCATTGCCGAAGATATGGCTGATATGTACATGGAAGACGCTAACGATGCTGAAGTTGTATATAACTTCATTACTGAAAGCAAGGGTGTTAATATCCCAACTGCTGCTAAGTATCTTAACAGCCGTGATACAATCGTTCGTGAAGCCATTTGTATGGCGATTGCCGAAGATAAAGGTAATGACTTCTTGGTAGAAAACTTTGGATGGAGTGTAAAATAATGATTAGACTTTCTTTAGCAATCGTTTGTATGATCTTATCTGTTGGAGCTATTGATGGCCCAACTGGTCATGAAGGTGATAACTTTACTTTAGCCTTTATGTTTGCAATCACTGGTATAGCACTAGGTGTTTGGTCAATTTCAAGTTTGGGAGATAGATAATGCGTATCAAAGGTGCAATGACTATTCTTAATAAACGTTGTGAGTTCTACGGATGGACTTTTGATGAGTTGATTGAAAGACTAGATAATGGTTGGGATGATAACAATTCGGTTATCGTAGCTTATGAAGTCTTTAAAATGCATCAAGGATTAGTTTGGTGTGGTTTAAACGGGCATGGTTGGACTACTCGTGAAAAACAAAATGAGGAGTATATTATTTGGAAAAATAATCAAAATAATCCTTTACAATCATCAAAAAGTGTGTTATAATATATGTATAAAATGATAAAAGGAAGGAATTTTATGAATAAGAAAATAAACGAAAACACTACCATCTATCTCGATATGGATGGAGTATTGGCTGACTTCTTCGGAGCCCTAGCCAAATTTTACGATGTTGATCATTGGAAAGAAATAAGTAATAAAGAAAAGTCAGTACTGGCACTTAAAGGTACAGATTTCTTTTACACATTAGATCCATTCGAAACTACTTTTGAATTGATCGATCATGTAGCTGAAATATCAGCTGATAACTGGGGTATATGTTCATCACCTTTAAGAGGCGATAGAGATAACTCAGCTTATCATAAAAGACGATGGTTAGAAGCTCATGATATTATGCCTGATTTAGATAAACTAATCTTTACAGGTATGAAAGAAAAGTACGCTACTAATCACATTGATGGCTCATCAAATATCTTAATTGATGACAAACCTACTAACATCGAAAGATGGGAGTCTAAAGGTGGCATAGGAATTCTTTATCAAGCAAATAAAAATGACCTTGAAGAAGAATTATTTGTACAACTTGAAAAAGTATATTCTAACGAATTGAGGATTATATAATGTATATAAAAGAAAATAGAACTTCATCTTATATAGGAACCTTTGTTACATCTGATAAAGGGGATATGGATAAACTAGCTGAACTTAGAAAGTCAATTTCTCTTTTAAATAAGACAGATGCTTTCGGTCGTTATAAGCGTACAGGCACACTTATGAAAAAACGTGTATGTGCTAAAGGTCGTAAGGCTATCACTAAAATGAAAACTGCTGGTAGTAAAGGTCCAGTGCAATATGCATGGGGTGGTAATATTGTCGGTGGTCTTAAAAATGCAGGAGAGTTTGACGTTTATATTTATGATGATCACTCAGCATACTGGAATGTATAAATAAACGTATGAGTACAGATATTTTTGATTTTGGCTTTACAGCCGTAAACGAAGAAGAACTTAAGTCGGTACAGCAAACTGCTGCACTGGCTAATGATGCTGAACAGTTGGCAACTACCACTCAAGATAAATTGGATAAGTTGTTTAATGCTGTGCAGCCTCTATTGAGTAACCTTAAAGCTAATCCAGATAAAGATTATATTTACTGGCCTAAGCGTTTAGAAAAAGTAGAACAATTCGAAGATCACATACAAGGGATTTATAATGGGTAAAAAAAGATCAAGGACGTCACAGACGTCTAGAGGAGAACGTCGCTCAGTAGCACGTTCTATCACAAAGGCAGCTCGTCTCCATAGAGAAATTGAGAGTCCTTTTCGTAAAATACAAGCTCAGCTTGATGCATGGAAAAAAGGTAAGAATGTAGTTCTTACTATAGCTAATCCAAATAAAAACGAAACAAATAAACCATACATTAAAGCACGTGCTTGGGACGTTTGGGGTAATCCCAACGGTCAACCTAAAAAGGCATAGTATCATGAAATGGCTAATAACATTATTTGCTGTTTTCAGCATTGTGGTTCCTACATTTGCTCAAGACAGCAAACCTCAAAAAGAACCTTTACCAGAAATGTCTGAAGAGCTTAAAGCTATTCCAGAAATTTATTGGGTTGGTAAACCTATTCAGTGTGGGACACCAGAAGCCCTTATAGATTTAGTAAAAAGGTTTGGAGAACTGCCAGTACTTACAGCTACGGGTACTACAGTAGATGGAAATGGCATGCAAAGAGATGTTAATATTATTTTTGGTGCCAATAGAGAAACAGGCAGTTGGACATTAATAGAAGTTAATAGTGAAACTCAAGCTTGTGTTCTCGGTTCTGGCAATAATTGGTCAGAAAAAATTATCCCAAAAGGGATAGGAACTTAAAGGAGGAAGTTTTATGAAAAATTGGATTACATCACGTTTAGAAGAAAGAACATCTTGGGACGGAGCAGCTCTTGTAGCTGTTGGCGTTGTTGTTCTTATCGCGGGACCATTTGCAAAAATTGCAGCTTATGCAGCAATTGCTTATGGTATATGGACAATCTATAAAAAGGAAGGTTAAATGGCTTCACAGAATTATGATAAATGTTTAGAGTTAATTCTTCATCACGAGGGTGGTTATGTAAATCACCCAAAAGATCCTGGAGGTGAGACTAATCTTGGTGTCACTAAAAGAGTTTATGAAGAGTGGGGAGGTACAAAAGATATGAAAGATTTAGAAGTATCGGATGTAGCACCTATCTATGAAAAAAACTACTGGGGTCGTGTAAAAGCAGATGATCTACCGTCAGGTTTAGATCTATGTGTATTTGATTTTGCAGTGAATGCTGGGCCAGGACGTGCAGCTAAGTATCTACAAACTATGATTGGTACTACAGCTGATGGCGGGATTGGACCTAATACACTTATGGCATTAGGCAACTATGTCGAAAGCGAAGGTGTTGAAGGTGCTATTCGAAACTATCAAATGAATCGTCAAAGGTACTATGAAAAACTTAGCACCTTTGAAACATTTGGACGTGGCTGGACTCGAAGAGTAGACGAAACTACCGAAGAAGCTATTAAACTTATTTAAAGAAAACTAACTAGTTGCCGATTAGCTATATGCTGTTCGGCAATTTCTTCTTTTGATTGCCCATGATATGCTACAGCATGATGCTTATCTATCATATATTGATTGATAGACTTATCAGCAAAATTAGTAGATCTCCACAACTCTCCTAAAATTCTACCAAACTTTCCTTCAGCATCTTTTTGAGTCTTAAGGATAATACCACCTTCATCATCTAACATACCAGTAATAAATTCTTTGGCTGCTAACCCGTATTTCTTTTCTTCTAAATCACGAGTTCTTGACTCAGGAGTATCGATACCAAATAAACGAATCCGTTCTTTTTTTAACCATACACCAAAACCAAGATCGATATCTACATCAATAGTATCCCCATCAATAATCTTAACTACTTTACATCTATACTCATACATTACTTTTCCTCCAAGACCCAAATAACAGTTTGGGATCCATCATGGTTTATAATAGGAATGGCAGGAACATTCTTATCACGTTCTTTAGGTTTATAGACCCACTCATAGCCAGCCTCTTGTTGTTGTTTTGATTTATTTAGAAACTCTACATTGTCCCACATAAAAGCTCCTACGAAGCTTGCAATTATTCCTTCTATCATATTTTACCTATTTGCTAAAGGGTTATCTAACGCTTTTGTTAGCTTGTTATTTATTGATTTTTCTAGATTAGTTAACTCTCTTTTAACATATCCTTCCATACCATCAATCTTATCATTAAAACGATTGTTGGCGTCGTCAATCATAGTTCGAGTAGATGATTTAGTTCTATCCATCAACTCTTCTGCTTTGTCTTCTACTGCTGTAATATCATTATCAATTTTATCCATAATCTTTTCAGCTCTTACAAGTTCATCTTTAAGATCATGTTTAGTATCTCTTAGATAATCAGTAGTATCTTGTAAATTTGTTCTTACATTTACAAACTCTTGTTTAAAAAGTTTCATTTCTTTTTCTACAAATTCCATATGAGCTTCAACTGTATTTTGGTGCTCTCTCATAACAGCAATACTTTCTCTTATACCACTTAGATCTGGTGCTACATAAGTTTGAATCTGTTCTTTCATATTCATATAGTCTTTATAGAATTCAAACCCGGCCCAAAGACCTCCGCCTAATGTTCCGATGAGCGGTAAAATGAGGAGTAGTTTGGATCCACCAACTTTGATTCCACCATATTCGATTTCAGCCATCTATATCTTCCTTTTAATTCGTTAATTTTTAAGTCCAGATCATAACAAGCATTATCTGCTTCCAGTCTAGAGACTCTATCTATTTTATCTTCAATTGTTGCTAACCATATTAGCAGTGCTATAACTGCTAAAAGAGCAAATATAAACATAAATAATAGCATTATTTATATATCCCATCATTGTCTTTTATATAAACTGGTTTACAATAAGCAGTGATTCTATCCTTTGGGTCTACTCTACTTGTATAGCTATAGTTACCATATTGTCTAGGTATAGCTTTTGCAAAGTATTGACATCTATCTATAGAATAAAAATACATAGGACTAGGCTGCACTTTTCTAAATTCACCAGTACCTAGTATAACCATTAGCATAAAAGCATGAACCATTATATTTTACCCATCGCACTTGCTAACCAGTAAATTCCACCACCAGCCAAAACAACTATAATTACTAAAGCAGTAATAATTTGTATTAACTCAACAAAATTTCTTCTTAATTCTGCTTGTTTGTAAACTTCTTTCTCTCTTCTTTTTGCAATCTTACGTCTCATTTCTGTAAGCTCATCCCAAGTTTGATATCCATATCTCCAATTTAATAAAGTTCTTAATTCCTTTTCTTGTTCTGCAATCTTTTTTTCTTGAATAAGTAAAGCAAGAGCTTCTTCTTCTACTGAACCTGCATTAAATAATTTTTTAAAGAGTGGAGGTTTCTTTTGCATTTGCTGACCTTTACGAAAGTCAGAAACTGCAGTATACCATTTCCCCATTTGACCAACAGTATTTTCGAAATCTTGTCCTGCAGCAACAAATCGCTGTACTGTCTTAAAAGCTGTGGTAGCCGCCGTGATAGCGGTAATTGGATCTATCATTTTTTTACCTTAAGTTAGGATATTGTAAATTCTCCATCGCTCCAAAGTTGGGGTCATTCAAAAACCATCTAGCAAAAGCATGATCTACAGTAGGCTTTGGTGGATAAAAATTTACTTGGTTAACATTTTCTTTTTCTCCATAATCACTAAAATCTGGTACAAAACTTATAAGTGCCAGAAGTCTTCGTTGTATATTCATCTGTTGTTCTAAAGTAACGGCATTTTCTAATTCTTTAGTGGCCTCAATAGCTTTTTGAGCTATTAGCCATTTGATTTTATCTCTTTTACTAGCATCCGGACTTGGTACGTCTTTCCGTTTACTTCTTTTGACGCTGTTGTCCATATTGTCGGGCCTAGCATCACTATCGGCGACTTGTACTCCATCCTTGAGTGTGGACTCTGAGTTCCCTTCGTCGGTATTTGATTCTTCCTCCAATTCTGCGATTTCTTTTTCAATATCATCCTCCATAACTTCTTTACCACCGTTAACTACTGGATCAGCATCACTACGATCCGAGGATGTAGAATCTTCCAACTGAGCTATTTCCTTTTCAATATCATCTTCCATAACCATAGCATCACCTTCATTTTCTAGCTCGGCTATTTCACGTTCAATATCATCTTCTAGTACTTGTTGGTATTCATTTATCTCTATAGCTTCGGGTTCAACTTCAACTATTTCTTCTATATAAGTTGGTTCGTATTCAATAATTTCTGGCTCATAAAAATCTAATTCTGGTTCTACTATAATTACATCTTCAACAATAGGATCAAGTATTACAACATCACCATCATTGCCTGAAAGATCTACATAGCCAGGACAAGTTTGACTATACTGTGAGTCTTGTGTACATTGCTGATTAAAATAGGCAGTGTCATATCCAATACAACCCATATCAAATAAAGGATTTGCTTTACACATAGCTACATAATAATCAGGACAGCTAGGATCTGTTGTTGGGTCATTAGTACATTGCTGACTAAAATAAGCAGCTGCATAACCAGGACAACTAGAATCATATAATGTATTCAATTTGCATTGTTGAGCTAAATATGCTGCAGCATAACCAGGACAGTTAGAATGATATAACTGACTTAAGTTACATTGTTGAGTAAAATAAGCAGCTGCATAACCAGGACATCCTTGATCATACAGTGGATTAGCATTACATTGTTGAGTAAAATAAGCATTAGTATATCCAGGACAACTGGCATCAAATAAAGGATTTGCAGTACATTGTTGTTGAAATAAAGCATTAGCATATCCTGGACAAGCTGGATCATATAATGAATTAGTATGACAAGGATTAACAGAATAGTTTACATAAAGGCGTGATTGATCTGCTCTGAATTCAGGTCCCCAGTAGCCAGCTTGATTAGCAATATCTTGTGCAGTAACTTGTACTTCTACATTTCCAAAATATGTAGGGCTTAAATAGTTTGTACCAAATGTTTCTGTTCCAGTTGCAGTTGTCCAGTTTGCAAAATTTTGCCCATAATCATACTTGTAACTTTTAAATAAATTTCCATTAGAGTCATATACATTGACAACAATTTCAAGAGGATCTACTCCACCACCGCCAGGCTGACCAGAAAACCAGTTTGCATTACCATTTTTATAAACCCACTCATAATCAAATCCATTGACTTGTATACCTGCAGCCGCAAGGGCCGTGTTTATTGCAATTGTATTTGTAAGAGTTTGTTGTGCACCACTCCAATAATAAGTGTTACCCATACCTTGTGAGACATCATTGCCATGGTGGATATCACCAGTATCAGTGCTTCCTGCCCAACAATTAACGTTGTGAGTACACTGACTAATAGTACCAGTCCATCCATTTCCCATTACTAGGATATTACCTGACTGACCCGTATTAGGGTTTGTAGATACTTGTGCGTTACAATAAGAGGAGTAGGAGAAGAACACTACCAATAGTAGCGCCAGCAACTGCCCCGTTTCTTTTTTGAACATCTTGTTTTGTCTCCATTACTTCTACAGGTGGAATACGATCTGGATTTGCTTTCCATTTATCGGTAGCTAAATCGCCAATTTCACCAAGATATGGACAAGGTGTTCCTGCCATTTCCATTGCATTATATACTCTACGGTCTTGGCATAGTACAGATACTGCAGCCACTTTCATTCCCATATCATATAATGTTTTACTAATTTTTAATCTTTCACAATTAGCATCTCTTACCATTTCCCCTGTAGATATTCCAAGGATCTGTGTTTGAACAGCACCGGAGACGCCTACAGTACATAGATCAGATGAAGAGGATCCAACACTTGGCGAAATAGCCGAAGGTGGAGGTGAGATAACAATAGTCTGAGAATTCGCATCTGTATTTACAGTTGAATTAGACTTTGAGTCTGTAATTACGTTGCTAGTCGTCTGTCCATATGTCGTTGATATAGGTAGCACGAATATAAACATTAGTGCTAATAATATTTTTACTTTCATTTGTGAAAATCTCCGTTAGTACTGTAACTATTTATAAGAAAAAAATTCTTAAAAGTTGAAAATAATCCTTTACAATGCGAGGTTTTTGTGTTATAATAGATATATAAAATGAAAAAGGAAGGAAATTTTATGAAATACGCAAACCAACTCGGTTACTCAGATGTTGAACCATATGAAGTAGTAAAGGTTATCTCTGAAAAAACTATTGAAATTCGTGCAATGGATACAGAAGCTCTCCCTTGGAAAAGAGATTTTCATCCTGGTGGATTCTTTGGTCATACATCTAATCAAAACGAACAGAAGTGGAATATCACATCAAATGAAAACAATCCGGTTTTCAGAATTCGTTTAAGTAAAAATAAAGGTTGGAGAAGTGCTGGTGGATCTAGGTTTCAACTAGCAGATAAGCCAAGAAAATTTTATGATTTCAACTTTTAATCCTTTACAATCGATTAAAAATGTGTTATAATATATGTATAAAATAAAAAAAGGAAGGAAATAAAATGGGAAAAGTTAAAGGTTTAGTTATGGATATTCAGGAAGAAATTTATGATATCGATAATTTAGAAGATATGATCTCTGAATCAGAGTCATATTCCCAATTCACCATGAAGCTTTTGGAAAAACCACAGTTCAATAAAATATATGAGCAGTATGGTTCTTCATGGGTTAAGGGAGTTCTACTAGATATGTGGAACGAGTACTGGGATACTCAGTACGTATAAATAAACTAATAGTGATGAAGCAATTCAAACGCTAGACAGGACGCGGGGGCAGTACCCGCCGCCTCCACCATAAGCACAGCCACCGGTGTGGTAAAATAAGAGCTGTGCTTATGATGGGGGCGAACTAGGATCGACTGGTAGTCATTAGGAAAGTGGAGCTATCCCGCGCAAGCTGGGTTAACGCAAGAAAAAGACTAAACGCAAATGATAACTTTGCACCTGTAGGCTACGCACAAGCAGCGTAGTACTAATGAGCCCGAGGGAGCTTGGAAACAGAATCCCTCAACTAATTTTTACAGGAGACTTTAAATGCCGCCTAGAAATCATAAAAATTGGTTAGCTACACCAAACGTCGAATACATATCAAGCGAGTGCTATAATAACGCTGATATTTTTGCCCAAGAACAAGAAAGAATTTTTTCAAAAGTTTGGGTTCCTATGTGTCATATTTCAGAAATGTATGATAAAGGTAATTTTAGAACAACACAAATAGCTGGACAAAATGTAATTGCAGTTAACGAAGGTATGGGAGTTGCAGTTTATTTAAATAAAGGCGAACTTAGACCTAGTGGTACAATAGATTATGTTTCACCATATAAAGGTAAAGTACTATATTCTGAAGTAAAACATGGAGGAATGGTATGGGTAACATTAGATCCTAATCCAACTCAAAGTGTAGATGAATGGACAGCAGGAGCATTTGATTGTATTGCTGATGCTATTGACACTGAAGAAATGGAGGTATTCCATTATCATAAAGCTGTCATAGATACTAATTACAAGTTGTGGCATGATACAAACTCAGAATTTTATCATGACTTTATGCATTACTTTAACCGAGTGTCAGGATTTAATGATGAGTACTTTGCTAGAAAAAATATTCCTTTTGATAATGGTCATGTCAATGTTAGCAGTTTTACTGTTAATTACGAGGAGTACGACGGATTCGAAGATCGTGGTGAGCTCTCATTCCCCAATTTACCACCAAACCAGTGGTACATGGTTGACCTCTTCCCAGGCTTTAACTTTAACCTCCGTGGTAGCGCATATCGTAGTGACTCAGTAACACCTCTTGGTCCAAATAAAGTACTTATTGAATTTAGAGGGTATGGTCTTAAAAAAGATACTGAAGAAGAAAGACAAACAAGAATAAAGCACCACAATAGTATCTGGGGTCCATTTGGAAGAAACTTACACGAAGATTTAATTGGTGTTGCTGGTCAAGGTACAACTATGAGAGAAGGTACTGAGGCTAGGAATATTCTTCATGGTCGGCATGAAAACGGAACTATCCATGATGAAGTTGGTATGAGACACTACTATGCTGAGTGGGGAAAATATATGGACGTAGATCCAGCAACGCCCATTGCGGCATAGGAGAAAAAAAAATTGGCTGAAGAAGAAGAAAAAAAAATTATTGATATTAAAAACGATCATAATGAATTTGAATTAATGCTTAGGTTTTTTGGGAATGAAATTCTTGCTATTAAACTTGCAGCATCAAATTTTAATGGTAAATTAATTATGTGGGCTATGGTTATTATGTTCTTTACTTTCTTGATTATGGAAGTGTTTGGATTTAGCGCATGGCTAGGAATACCGCAGGTTTAAAATTGTATAGAGTAACTGGTTATTTTAAAGACAATAGGGTCACTAAGTCATTTACTGATCTTTATGATGCTATTGATTTTAGAGATATAGTAGATGCTCATTATCCAATAAGGGTAACTTTTGAAAAGGTAATTGATATGAGAGAATTTATATATGATAGTTGGAATGGTGTTATGAATTACGAACATAACCCACTAAGACATATTCCTGATACTAATGTAAGACATTTAATATTCCAAGTACTTGCTTGGATGTGGTGTATAATTTTTAGTATGTGGGTCGGCAGTTTTTGGCTTATGGGTGTTAGTATGATAGCCCATGCTTTAATTTTAGCAGGAGTAGTAGTTACAGTAGCTACTTTTGAAACTGCTAAAAGAAGTCCAACATTTTTTGTCGACTTTCCTACTGGAACACCAAGTAGATCTAGGCAAGTAATGTACCTAAGTGGTGCTAACGGTAAGTTAGAAAAAATTAAACTAGATCCAAATGATCCAGGTGGCGAACATGAATAAGCTCAAACAATTGTGGTATGAACATGACGGTATAGAAATTGTATTGTTTGCCTGTATATGGAGTTGCTTTGGATTTATGGGATATCATGCGGTAGTTGGTATTGCCGATAGATTTTTCTAAAAAAAAATATTTTGGGGGTTTACAATCACAAGAAACTGTGTTATAATATATGTACAAAATGAAAAACAGCCCTTGTGATGGAATGGTAGACATAACGGACTTAAAATCCGTGGCTTTAAAAGCGTGGGAGTTCGAGTCTCCCCGAGGGTACCAATTAGGAGATAAGTGTTACGGTAGCACAAGTGGCTCCAACCCACTAGGACAGGGTTCAATTCCTTGATCTCCTGCCAAGATAGGCCAACGAGGAAAGCCTGGCAATGTTGCCGAATTTACCTCACATAAAGGAGAAGTCGAGCGGTAAGTTAACGCGATCAAGCCTGTAAACGACGTAAAAATTAAAACGCAGGTGGCCACAGTCGGTAAGGCCTTCCGAGAAAGCCGGCCAGTTCATTAAGGGTTTGAACATTGCACCTCTCATTTATACGGGAGCTCTGCTTAATTAAACTAAGGTTGGTACCTCAATATACCCGCGTGGGGCCCACGGTTAGCCCCACATCTTAACTTAGAAAGGTAATATATGGTTAAGCTTACAGATAATGCTAAAGAATATTTGTTAAAAGTTGGTCAACCAAATGTTGAGTTATCAGTTAAAGGTGGCGGATGCTCAGGGTTTCAGTATGAGTGGAACATGTCAGATAAAAAACCTACAATAGGTAATTTAGCAATTGATCCAGTAGCTGAAATGTTTATCCTAGGATGTACAATAGACTATGTTACAGAACTAGGAGGTTCATATCTTAAAGTTATTAATCCAAATGCTACAGCCTCTTGTGGCTGTGGTGAGTCATTTGCAGTATAGGAGTATTTGTGGCAATAAACGAAAAAGAACAAAAAGAAAAAGAAGATAAAGAATGGAAAGAAAAATTCGGCCATGATTGGAAAAAAGAAGGTGTATGGGAAACAGATGATGAAGAGTGGCAAGAATATTTACATAATTTTTTTAAAGGGAGGATGTCTTGAATAATATAGGTGCGAGCACAATTTCAGAAGTTGAAACATTAAAAAGAAATATTGCTGAAATGGAGAAAGAAAAGTATTATCTTATTGGTAGAGTAAAGGAACTTACCGAAAAAGTTGATAAACTTTCAGCTCAGAATAGTCCGTTTCAACCTAAAAAATTAAAGGACTAAAAGTTTTTTCAAATTATTTTACAAGTGATTGATTTATAAGGATAAAAAAATGCATTTTTTCCTTTACAATTGCGCAAAAGTATGATATAATGTATACATTAAATAATTAGGAAGGACTAAATATGAAAATCTTAAAATCAAAAGTTGCTGGAATGACTGATCTTGAATACACAAAACGTGGTAATCTTATCAGACAGGTTATGCAAAAGCGAATCCTTGAAGCTAAACGTGATGCTGAAATGGTTAAAGAAGATAAAGCTCTTCAAAGGCAACTTAAAAAGGAAGGTGTTGATGATAATACAAACATCAATCAGTGGACAGATGGTCCGCAATATCTTCAAGAGCACTACGGTTCTCGCCTTGCAGATCAAACTGCATATGAGTCAGATGAAGGCTGGAACTAAATTGAAAAAAGCTCTTTACACATTTGCAATTGCTATGGCATTTGCTTCTAACGCTCAATCTTCAGAAACTCAAAAGCAAGTAACATGTATTGCAGATAATATCTATTGGGAAGCTCGTAATCAGCAAACCAAAGGTATGATTGCTGTAGGTCTTGTTACTATGAATAGAGTTAATGATAATCGTTATCCTAATACTCCATGTGAAGTAGTTCATCAGGGCCCTACTCGTCCATCATGGAAAAACAAGTCAATATCATACCCAGTAAAAAACCGTTGTCAATTCTCATGGTACTGTGATGGCAAGGCTGAAAATGTACCTAATGCTGATATAGCAGTATATGAAATTGCTAAGATGATAGCATTTAAACTATATCATGCAAAAGGCTTTAATGATTTTACTCGAGGTGCAACACATTATCATGCTGATTATGTAACACCAGCTTGGGCATCATCTAAAACTAAAACTGTAGATATTGGTAATCATATTTTTTATAGGTGGGAAAAGCCATGACAATAGAAAATCAATATGATAGTGAACCCTTTCCACAAACTGAAGAAAAATTAAATGGTGTTGAGTGGGCTAAGTATCATTTGTTTACTCGTATTGTAGAAGATTTTAATATGTTAGAATTAACAGATGAAGAAAAGACTGTCCAGCAATGGATGAAAAAGATGGTTGAAGGATATAAGGAAAGACAGTAATATGACTATGCATTTAGTGAGAGGCATGTCAAGCCTCAATACAAAAAAACGTAAAGCAAATCGTAAACCTGGTTGGGAAAAAATACAAGCCGAACATGACAAATGGCTCATGGATAAAGGTTGTCATCCATCTCAGCTCAAAGCTAAAAAGAAGGAGTTTGTAGAGTATGTACCGCCAAAGCCAACGTACCGTGAAACAAAGTATCCAAGCATCCCGACGTCGGACACAATCGAATACGTGCCGACAAAAAAGCAAGCAAATGTCTATTCCGGAGACTACATCGTTGGAATTGCCACTATGCACAAATCAAACCTTGTCCCAGTCGGGAAAGGACAAGATCCAAAAGACTTAGCTAAAATGAGGAGGTAACATGAAAGCTAATAAAGAAGAGCAGTATCCTTTGCCAATGGGATTTCCTTTGGAAAACTTTCCTATGCAGGATAATAATGAGCCAGTTGAAAGACGGCTTTTGCAAGAAGTAATAACTAAATCTTATGAAGAGTATGATGATGTCGGTGAACGTAGAATAAGAGTTGAGACTACTAAACGCGTTTGGTTTGACACAGATGATGCAAATCATAATCCAACTAAATCTTATACAGTGGAGTATCTATAATATGAGTGAAGCATATACACGTGGAGAAATGGTTGACATGTTACGTAATGGAGTATGTCAAGTCAAATTTATTAAAGTCAATGGTGAAGAGCGATTGATGCAAGCTACTTTGAAAGAGGAACTTATTCCTGATGATAAGAAGCCTAAAGAGGACACTAATGGTGTTGATGCTACTCTTCAAGTTATTCGTTGTCTAGATACTGATAAACTAGAATGGCGATCATTTAGAGTAGAAAACGTATTGAAGTTCAGCCATTAGGCTGAACTCTTTCTTATGGAGGTTTTATGTTAGAAGTAATTGGTTTTATAATCATAGCTAATATAGTATTCAGTGCAGTCAGCATTTAATTTAATTTATTTTACAAGTGATTGATTTTATTGAAAACTTTTGTGCACTTTTTCCTTTACAATTGGTTAAAAGTATGATATAATATACTTATAAAATGATAAAAGGAAGGAAATTTTATGATTAGTACAAACCAACTTAAAAAGAACTTAATTGGCAATCCATCAAATATCGATAGAATGCTTAGAGTTCTTCCACATTTCATCCAACAGGAAATTGATAACCCACAGGTTGCAACTCCTAAAGTTCTTAAAAGACTAGAAGCTCAGCTTAAAATGGTAAGAGAACTTAAACAAATTAGGGAGGCTGTATAATGTTAGCATATTGTGATAAAATTGCTGATACAGTTAGAAAATCTCTATTAGCATATGATGAGCAAGGTATCATTGGGTTGATTGGTCCTATTGAAATGGATCTACATCCAACTAAAGGTTACTTTCAATCAACTAAAAAGACTATTGAAATGACTGATATGAATTCTAAGAAATATAAAATTACTATTGAGGAGGTTATATAATGGCTAGAGTTGATAAAATTACAGGTCGCAAAACTAAAAAGAAAATGCCAAGGGCTAGAGCCCGTACAGGTCTTGCTGGTGTTCCAATGACATCATGGACTGCATGTCAAACTTATTTTCATATGGAAGTTGATCGTAAAGACTTTGCAAAGGTTCTTAAAGATTGGGTTAAAGAAAACTATTCAAAGCCTGATGCTAAAGCTATCCTTGCTAATCCTGAATGGAACTTTACTGCTTTCTCTTATATTCCAGCTGCTATTACTTGGATTAAAGCGGGTAATTCTTTTTTAGATAGAGATCCAAAAGAGCACGGATATCAAGATTGTGCTAAAAGAAAAATGGATAGTCTTATTGAGCCTGGCAAACAAATTCTTAAAGAAAAAGCTGTGGCTGAAAAAGAAAAGTCTAATGTGATAGTTCTTACACCTCAACAAAAGCTATGGCGTAAAACTAATTCTACTATTATGATGGATCTTATGGATCTTGAAGATCAATGGATTGAAGGTGAAAAAACAACCCTTGATGTTTATACTCAATTTAAAGCTCATGGACTAACTGGAGCTTCAGTTGAAATGGTTAAAAAAGAAATCGATGGCTGGCTTTTAGATTATTCAGAT